TCTCTGCTTTGTAAGAGCAGGGCCCTACCATTAGACGAACGAAGCATGGGGTGATCACGGGGTAACGATCCCTCGTCTACCACTTTCACAGAGTGGGGTGCTGCCTCTACACTATGATCACCACGAAAACTTTTTGGGATGTTGCGTTGCCATAAATAGGCCAATCAAGGAGTCACCATGCAAAATCCCGAATTTCAAACCCGAGTCGAACAGCTCACACAGCAGTGGGCCAACGATCCTAGATGGCAGGGCATACAGCGCCCCTACACCGCTGAACAGGTAGTGAGATTACAAGGCAGTGCTCCGGTACAACACAGTCTAGCCCAGCGCGGGGCCGACAAGCTCTGGCGCCTGTTGCACGACAATGATTACATCAATGCCCTGGGAGCCATGACCGGCCTGCAGGCCCTGCAGCAGGTCAAGGCCGGACTGAAAGCTATATATCTCTCGGGCTGGCAAGTGGCCGGTGATGCCAATCTCGCAGGCGAGATGTATCCAGATCAGAGCCTCTATCCCGCGGACTCAGTGCCAGCCGTGGTGGCTCGCATCAACAATACCTTCACACGCGCGGATCAGATACAGTGGTTGGAAGGTTCGGGCGATGTAGATTATTTCGCACCCATCGTGGCCGATGCCGAAGCAGGCTTTGGTGGCGTGCTCAATGCTTTTGAACTCATGAAAGGGATGATCAGTGCAGGAGCCGCAGGAGTACACTTCGAAGACCAATTGGCATCGGCTAAAAAATGCGGGCACATGGGTGGCAAAGTATTGGTACCCACTCGTGAAGCCCAATCAAAACTCGTTGCTGCACGCCTGGCTAGTGATGTACTTGGCGTTCCTACTGTCTTGGTTGCTAGGACTGACGCTGAAGCAGCTGACCTCTTGACGTCAGACATCGATCCGCGGGATCAACCCTTTGTCACTGGCGAACGTACTGTGGAAGGTTTTTACCGCACCCGTCCGGGTCTGGCGCAGGCCGTGGCTCGTGGTCTGGCCTATGCGCCCTTGGCGGATCTAGTGTGGTGCGAGACCGGCCGTCCCGATCTAGAATACGCCCGGCAATTTGCCGAAGCCATACACCGTGAGTTTCCCGGCAAGATGCTGGCCTACAACTGTTCACCATCATTCAACTGGCGCAGAAATCTCGACGCGGATACCATCGCACGGTTCCAGCGTGAGCTGGGAGCCATGGGCTATCGGTTCCAGTTCATCACCCTGGCCGGCTTCCATCAGCTCAATCATGGCATGTTTGACCTAGCGCACGGATACGCACGCACTGGCATGCCGGCGTTTGTAGAACTACAGGAACGGGAGTTCCGCGATGCTGAACGTGGCTTTACCGCAGTGCGGCATCAGCGTGAAGTGGGCACTGGATACTTTGATGCCGTGACCACCACAATCGAATCTGATGCGTCTACGCAGGCACTGAAAAACAGCACCGAGGCCGAACAGTTTCACTGATCAACGAACGCCCAGTGTTGCACACCTTGCTGGGCGTACCACTGTTTTTTGTCAAGGCCGTTGCCTGATTGCCAAGGCACTCGGCCCTGCTGATACACCATGGTATCATGTGGCAACACTTCTCGGTAGGTTTTGATAAACGGCATGGTCGCAATGCGCGACCGTATCAGTGCGAATGTCTCGGCTCCGGGATCACATTCAATCATGGATTCCATGATCACCAAAGTCACTGCGTGCATGTAACTCTGTGCGCCTAACAGATATATTTGTTTCCAACCCTGTTGTCGCCGCTGCAGATTGAGAGCCAAAGCCTGTTGATAGATAGGGCATCCGGGCTCGGACAGCATAAAATCTTGGCTGAAGTCAAAATCGGCATTGGTTGGCAACAAGAGTTTTGTGTGGGGTTCAAGTATTTGGTCCAGGGGTATGTTGTAGGGACGATCGATGTCAATGTACATGCCGCCTTCGTTGAGCATTTTCAACAACCGCCACACATCACTTTTTTCCACGAACCTCTTGTGTTGTAAAAGTTTGTAATCTAACCGGGAGAGATTGTTCTTGAGATACTGTTCAACATCATGATCATCAGAGATCTCTATGTGCCAACTGGGATTCATGTCACGGATATTGCGCAGTCCATTGAGTATCACGGGCGATTGATCATCCCAGATATCTTTGCGCACCCAGGTCATGTGGATGATTTGTGGTATGTTGGACATCATGGATACTTAGTCATGGTCCCACCGGCGGGAATCGAACCTGCGTTTGCCCTTTAGGAGAGGGCCGTCTTGTCCATTGGACCACGGTGAGATTTTGGTAGGGGATGAGGGATTCGAACCCCCGAATGCCTGAATCAAAATCAGGTGCCTTGACCAACTTGGCGAATCCCCAACGTTTTGGCCCGCCTGGAGGGAATCGAACCCCCATTCGCAGTTTAGAAGACTGCTGTACTGTCCATTGTACTACAGGCAGAAATAACCCTGGCGCAGATCTCGACATCTGGGAGAGGTCCGGAACCGGAGGCCAGGGCCGTGTTGCACAGAAATTTATCAACCAGCGGATACCATGAGTAAATATCCTGGATGGGAAGGTCCCATCAATCTCATTTTTCTCCCGGAGTCTACGATGAAATCAAGTATTATTGCTGTGGTGTTGGCTGCCGCTGTGTTGGCAGGTTGTGGTAAAAAAGAAGAACCCAAGGTGGAAGCACCTGCGGCTGCACCGGCACCTGTGGCCGCACCAGCTGACGCTGCCAAGCCCGCAGAAGAAGCCAAGAAATAAATCGCAGTTCATGATCTACCAGCCCGCCCAGCGCGGGCTTTTTTCTACATGATATATCTAGACCACTATTTTTGGAACATGGCGGCAAAACCGCATCATCTGTATCGCGATCTCAGAGAATTACCCGATCATTGCGACATCATAGGTACGACGTTTTATCATGCCCGCACCCGTCGCATACAGGACACTGTGAGACAACTCAGAGCCAGATGCAACCTACTGTTGGTGGTTCTCAATGAGCCCCCCGATGATGTATTGTTGTTGATCAAGAAAAACAACGACCCCAGCATCATATGGTTTTCAGATTTTGTTCCAAATCGGCCCATACATCAATATCACACTGCAGTGAACTGGTGGACCAATCCCAATAATCTTTATGTCACTGATGCCTGGGCTAGAAAATTGTTGCAACAACTACAAGTGGGCGGTGACAAAACCTGGCGGTTTGATTCTCTGTTGGGTACCACCAAAGGGCATCGAGACTTCTTGCATGGGTTGGTATTGCAAAGCCCGCAGCGTCACCACATATATCATAATTATTTTGCAGATGATTTGCGCGCGGGATCATGGGATTTTGACATCGGCACCAACACACGCACTGGCCAGACCGTGATGATAGACAACGTGCAGGTCAGTATCTGTAATATTTTACCAGTGTCAATCTACAATCAAAGCCACTACAGCATCGTGTCGGAAAGCAACGCAGACAGTCAGATCACGCGTTTCACAGAAAAAACTGCCAAGCCGTTGTTGGCCCTTAGACCTCTGATAGCTTTTGCTGGCCCGTATTATTTGCGCAATTTACAAGAGCTTGGCTTCAAGACCTTTGCCCCAGTGATCGACGAAACCTACGATGGTATACTCGATGACCATGCTCGTTGGCGCGCAGCCTGGCAGCAGGTAGAATCACTGTGTGATCAAGATCCCAATAAGATCTTGGGAGAGCTGATGCCGGTGCTGCAGCACAATCGAGATCACTTGTTAATGACTGACTGGCACTGTGCCATACGACAGTATCTGCGCTGACGGAAACTGGAGCGGGAGGCGGGAGTCGAACCCGTCTATTTCTGCTTGGAAGGCAGACGTGTAACCACAAACACTTCACCCGCGGTGGTGCTCCCAGGAGGTAACGATCCTCCGTCTCGCCCTTACCAAGGGCGTGTACTGCCTTTGTACTATGGGAGCCACATATGGTGGTAGTGGGTGGATTCGAGCCACCGATCTTCCGCGTATGAAGCGGCTGCATTGGACCAACTATGCTACACTACCTGGTTTATTCACACGCACCGCAGCTACAGTCTGTGGGAGGCGGCACGGGTTTCTGCACGGATTCTGCTGCCATGGCAGACGTCAAAACACTGGTGGCCGCAAACGCCACCAAAAACCACGTGACAAAAGAGAGGATTGTTTTCATAGTGATTTATGTATCTCGCGCGGCGAGAAATTTCTAGCACTTTTGGTAATATCTATATTACTTGGCGATGCCGCTGCTGCCGGGACGCACAGCATAGGCGCTGCGTCCTTCGCGCATGTCTTGGGTACACGTCACCACGAAGTCCTCGGACAATTGTTGTGCCAGCTGCTGGCGGGCGCGAGCACAATCTTCCAGGCTCCAGTAAGTGCCCTGGAGGCTAAAGTTTGTGCTGGTGCCCAACCATACCACCAATAACCATTCGCGGATCATGGCAGTATTTACTGATCACATCACCACAGCTGAATTGCCGTTGCGGAACCCCACAACGCCTCCCTGCTCCTGGATGCGCCGCTGGGCATCTTCAAACAATATAGGAGCATAGTCAGTGTGTTCCACACAGGCACACCAGTACCGGGGATCTATGTCATCACCGTATTGGATTTCTCCCGTGCGCACGTCGACTTTTCTAGCCCGCATCACACGCTGGTAGTGCAAGTGACCGTGTATGTTGCAGCCGAATCTCGCAAGGCTGCTTTCATGCACTGGTACATGGCTGAGGATCATGCCGTTCATGACATGGTACGCACGGATCTCGCGGAAGTATGGAGTATAATCCTCCATCTTAAAAATGTCATGGTTGCCTTTGATCAAGACCTTGTCACCGTTGAGGCGCTCAAGGATGCGGAGGCTCTTCCTGTTGATCACGACGTCACCGAGGTGGTATACCTTGTCGTTGGGTCGAACACGTTCATTCCATCGTGACACCATAGCCTCGTCCATCTCTTGCACCGATGCAAACGGACGCAAGGGAGAGCCATCTGACCGTTTGAACACCGTGCAGGTTTTTTCGTGACCAAAGTGTGTGTCACTGACAAGCCATACTGAGGGCATATCACGCTCCTTGTGAAATAGTCATGGATGAGACGACTGTGATGTGTTTAAGATCCAGACCCATTGGGCCCTTGGCCCAAATCGGGATCCCCCGCGGCGTGTTGATCTGCTCGCCAGCAGCACCGCCCAGGTCAGGGCTACAGCGGCCCAGGGTGGCACAATCCCCTCACAGTTGGGGTTATGTCGGATGCGTGGTCCGTGTCTTTCTCGCACCGTCTCATCGATGATGCTGCGATTATAGCATCTCTGTGTGTGGTTGTCAAGTGGTACTCCCACCAGGACTCGAACCTGGATCATGCCCTCATCTAGAGCCATCGCCGGGGTATAAGGCCGGAGCTTTGCCATTAAGCTATGGGAGCGGGTGGTTCATAACCAAATTCTTCACGGCATTCTTGCTGTATGTGTTGGGGTAGATCCCAGAAATCAGCTTCGAGGTCACAGTGTGGCCAGCTGGGATCACGTATGCCGCGATACAAATGGTACCAGTGATGCGAACTGCCGTAATGGTCTTCGAAACGCCGTTGTCGGCTGTATCGTGCATGATCCTCGACCGATAGAGTCTGGAATCTCTGCCAGTGGCGGACAACACGTAGATCATACCATCTATGCCACAGTTCCCGGGCATGGGCCGTGTCAACAGTGATATCAGTCTGGGCGGCCAGATCATGATAGCAGGATATCCATGTGTCAGGATGCAACAGACCCGTGACATTGAGTGGTGTCATCACACCGGCACGGTGCAGGTCTTGATCCATCTGCCATTCGCCGGGTCTGATTTTGCCTATGGCATAGCCTGACTGTTGTCGGCTGTCAATGATCCAAAAATCAGGCCAAGCCCCACGATCCAGCACCAGTTGCCAACAGCGATAGTGGCGGTAGTTGATGTGCTGGCAATCTATGTCCATGGGATGTTGTGACCACCAGTAGTCACCGTTGGCACTGAGTCCGCTGTCTCTACAGACATCACCCCAGTGCTGGGATCTCGATGATATCACAGGAACATCATCTCCTCGCAGCAGGCTAGTGACGAAATGTCCAGCGTAGCCTGGCAAAAAACAGATGAGATTCCGACGCACAGCCTATTTATAGTGGCACCACCGCCAGGAATCAAACCTGGTTCTCAGCCTTCGCAGGGCTGCGTGACATTCATTTCACCACGGTGATGAGTCGAGGGACCCACCGGTGCAGGGTGGGTATCAGGGACGAGAGGCTGGCTTACAAGGCTCGTTACGCGCATCGTCCCGTGACTGGTCTCCGAGGTGGGATTCGAACTCACGTTGTTCCTGCTCCCAAAGCAGGTGCCATTACCAGACTAGGCGACTCGGAGAAAAACTGGAGCGGGTAGAGGGAATCGAACCCTCGCATCTTGCATGGCAAGCAAGTAGGCTACCATTACATCATACCCGCATGGTACCCGATGATGGTTACGATCCAACGTCTCGCGGTTATCAACCGCGTGCTCTGCCATTGAGCTAATCGGGCAAAATCTTGGTGGAGAATATCGGAGTCGAACCGATCGCCTCCGGCTTGCAAAACCGGCGCTCTACCAGATGAGCTAATTCCCCATAAATATTTCCATGACTGAACGACCTGACCCGCAGGACATGCTGGGACGAATCTTGAGTTATGTAGACAGCCCGTTCCGGCTCCTGGCCATCGTGGTAATGAGCGTCCTTGCTTTCGTGGGCTAGTTTTTATACAGCAATCAAGACATCATCCTGGGATCGTACCGCGAGCACCAAAAACTGCCCGAGATAGCCGAGCATCGTATGGATGATGCTGTGTCGCATCTGTTCCGCCACACCCAAGCTGATGTAGTGGCAGTGTTCCGCGTGAATCCCATCTTGGGCACGCGCGAACTGTATCGTGCCTACACTCGCGAGGGGCGTGATCGAACCAAAGAAGGTATCGACGTAGGCTTGTTCACTGCCAACGCTGCCAACAACCGCGACGTGGTGGCCTTGATGTCCGGCGAAGTGCCGTGCGCGCCCTATCTCTCGGCACAGAGCGAGATCGGTCTCTGGTACATCGAACAGGGCATGCGTTACGGCTGCAGGATCAGCATACCACCTGAACCCAGCAGGTTTGTGGGCCAGATCACTGTGGGCTGGCAGACCCAGCCCACAGATCTCGAGCATACTCGCGCCATGATGATGATCGCTGCCTCTATGCTGAGCCAGCGACGCTGAATATTGGCTCCCCGCGACGGTGACGATCCGCCCTCTCTGGTTTTGGAGACCAGCGTTCTGCCAACATGAACTAGCGGGGAACAAACTTGGCTCCGGAGGTAGGCTTCGAACCTACAATGCTTGCGCGGCAGATTAACAGTCTGCTGAGTTTACCAGTTCCTCTACTCCGGAATAAAACTTTGTAACGATTGGTGCTGGATGTCGGATTCGAACTGACGACCTTTGCTTTACAAGAGCACTGCTCTACCTACTGAGCTAATCCAGCATAAACTTTTCAATCTTTGGCGGTCCGTACGGGATTCGAACCCGTGATCTTCTGCGTGACAGGCAGACGAATTCGGCCAGCTATTCTAACGAACCATATGGGAACACACTGCCGGGCAGAGCCATGGTAACCCGCGAAGGAGCGACCTTACAATGTGTTTTCATATGGTAGGGGCGGGGAGTTTCGAAATCCCGACCTCGATGTTAAAAGCATCTTGCTCTTCCTCTGAGCTACACCCCTAAAGGTGCTTCCTCCCTGCGGCGGTAATTATAGTGTCTCCGGCTCTCGATTGCCTTCACAGACACCTTCCACCCGCTTCACGACCAGGGAGGATTGTCGCATCGCCAGCGCCGGTTAGGTCGGACCTATCCTTTCGGATACCTCCATCTACGGAGGGGAACCACCCGTGCATATCACTGCACTTCTCATCGTGCGGGTCACACTAGGGGCTGATTAGGCCCCACGTCCTGCGTCGGCACCACGATTCAAGGTGCCGTATTTGTCCTCGTAATCCAATAATTCTATGCCCAGTTGCTGGGCCATCCAGGGTCCATGGAACCCAAAACACTGTGATATCATCACAGGGTCCCGGGGTGGATATTCTATGCTCCAGCAGTGGGCAAGATCTTCTGGCGCCCACACCAACCCATAATGCTGTTCCATATACCTACGATAAGGACTGGCCAGCAGCGCATCCTCGGGCATGGTGATGATACCACTGTCGAATCTATGATAATGTGGTTCACTGAGGCCGGGCCAATCCTCGCCGCGATCACTGGGTTGCCAGTCTATGAGAGCATCATACAATCTGCGGCTGCGCAGGCTGAATCCGCCGTTGCCTACATTGGAGCCCGGTGCCATGTGCGGCCACACTGCTCCAATGTAATCATACTGCAAAAAATCCTCGCGCCATGCCTGGGGGTTTACTGCGAATCCGTCGGCATGTATGTGTATGTCAACGTCAGCATCAACCACAGCAGGCAACAATCTCAAGCTGATGTAATTGTACCAGACATCAAACGGCATGTCTCGGCGATAAGGACGTACTCGTATCCAATGTACCGGCACGCCAAAGTCCACCGCACAGGGCTGGTCACTGCACCAATATACCCGACGGATGTGGGGCGTGTTGGCAATGGTAGCCTGCACTGCACGCACACATCCCGAATATTGTGCTGCTGCCAAGATGCTGATGCTGATATCCATGCCGTATGATAGCAGACATCGGCATCAGCGTCAAGTGATATGGCGGAGTGACTGGGACTTGAACCCAGAAGCCGATTTTCATCGACCGACAGATTAGCAATCTGCTCCAATACCATTATGGGACCACTCCAAAAATCTGGTAGCGGGTGCAGGAATCGAACCTGCCTGTATGGCTTATGAGACCATCGAGTATCCACTACTCTAACCCGCGACAACTTGGTACACCGTAGGGGAGTCGAACCCCTCTTGCGGGAATGAAAATCCCGAGTCCTAACCGATAGACGAACGGTGCATGAAACTGTGCCATGTCCTTTTGCGAGGACTCTAGTCGCAGTTTGAGAGGCTTGCGTCCTAGGATACAGAGGCCGTCCTGCCACAGCGTAAGGCGACGCTGTGCATTCTTGGTGGGTAGCCAGGGATTCGAACCCCGTGCCCGTTAAGAGTACTGATTTACAGTCAGCTGCGGTCGCCAATGCCGCCCGCTACCCATTGTGCTGCATGATCTGGATCAGTGATGGCAGAGCGACCACGGGAATTTGGGAGTCTCACGCTAATGAGTCCGAAGCCGACCCATCCAGTTAAGTTCAGATAGTCTGTCCCGGCCGGACGCTATCCTAGCCCAGGCGTCCCTGGGCCTCTCCTGTATCTGCCATCACTGATCAAGACCATATTGGAACACACTATACGACAGGTTTAGGTCTGCTTCTGTATCCTGTCACGGCTGAGCATGAAGTTATCTCTGGACCTTGGCCGTAATGTGCTCGAATATGGCGACAAGCAAATGCTCGAGGATTCGAACCTCGACCTGATCCCCTATACACACTACTCAACCCTGCAAGGCCTTTTGTGTAAATCGGTTCACTGTGCTTCCGGCAACACCACGCAACCTGTCCAAGAGGATTGCAGTCCACTTGGAGCAGTCTTGTACCATATTGAAGCACACTCACTTTAGCATTGCTGGATCGGGGGGTCCCGACAGTTACTGATCTAATGTGCTTCAATATGGTGTCATCCTTTGCGGCGATGACATTCCGATCCGATCACAGTTCTGTCGGAATCGCAGCCTCTGGTATCGCTACCATATTGAAACACACTCGATGTAGACTTTCTGTTAGTATCTCATGCGAGTCCCAGCTGACAGCCCTGTGTGGCTGGGCCAGGCGACTAAGAATGTGCTTCAATATGGTGACGGTCTTTCCCGTCTGTCAATAGCGTCACTGTTACACCTGTATTTCTCTGGTCACTATTGCAGACCAGCAGTTCCCCGATTACCGGGCCACCAGTTAAGGGAGACGCTATCTCCACCCATCAATTCTTACCATATTGAAACACACTACCAGATACGGCGATCAACCCGTTCGCAGTAATGCGCTTCAATATGGACTCGGGCGCAGGAATCTAACCTGCCTGGGGGGTTTTGCAGACCCCTGCCTAGACGATCGGCCAGCCCGAGAAGTGTAAAACTGCCTGGTTGTTAAAGAGCGTGTTGCTTACTATTCAAACATTATAGCGCGGATTGAATTTGTGGTCAACCGCCCTGCCTCAACCAGGTCAGTGTTTACCGACATATTGCAGGGCCTTCCCCTGCCTGCCTATCTTTTGTCTCACAAGAGAGACTCCATCCAGGACTCCGCCCGTTAGGCCCATTTGTTGTACGCCGGCACTCGCCCTCGTTGCGTTTGGCGTATAAAACGACGAACCCTGGAGTGTTTAGTTCCAGGGTCCGGTAGCTCCGACTACATTACGACTAGATCTACCTGGACCCTCCACTGCCACGATTGCTGATATCCTGTGTGCAGGGATACACTGTGTGTGACCACAAGGTCCCCTGGGCCAGCATCTCTGCTGGGGATATCTTGGCAAAAGTGAGCGTTGAGTTCATCATAGCATCTATTGTATGGATTTATTTATACCTTGTCAACCGCAAACAAGAAAAACCCTGCCAAAAGCAGGGTTTTTGGAAGTTCTGTTTCTCGGGCTCCCACCCTCAGCAGGCCTCAAGCGGCCATTGCGTAAACGTCGTCGTTGGCGTTTATAGGTTTTGCTTGATTTAGGGTCATCGCCTACCCCGCTGTCTGCTTGGATACTCTTTGCCCTGTCGAAACCAGGTCCGGCCCATCATAAGCATACTCGCAAGATTTATTTGCCGCTGAATCTGGTCTTGCCCAGCGTCACTCTAGTATGCTTATGGTGGACCGGGCGGGAATCGAACCCGCGTCCAGAACACTTTTCACCGCACTTCATACAGCGATAATCACGAGACTGCCAGGACCTGTGGGGCCTCGCGCGCCCTGGGGACTCACACCCCATCAGTGCGTCACGGGATCTAGGAGAGCCCGTGGAGCACATACTCCTGCACAGCGAATTATTTAGTGGGTCGGCCGCGCCGCTGATTGCGATCGCGCTCTACGTTCTGCGGCTTCAAGAGATAGTCTCTGCCCACCAAGCCACTCTGGATCTCGCGCAGTGCCGTCACCACAGGGCCAGCACGCGTGGGAGCCAAAGGTGCCCAGCCCGCTGACAGTTCACGTGCGCGACGCGCACCGATCAACACCAAGTCATATCTACTGCCTACCTGCGCCACTGCCTGTTCACTGGTAATCCTAGCCATGTTATCTCCTTTGGTTGCCCCACTGTAAAGCGATCAAACTTTCTAACTCTGTGTTCCTGCACGACACTTCCACTGTGTCCTGTCCTCGCCGGTGTATCACGCGCCAGCTGCCGTCATGTGCGCGCCAATGCGCTATGTCGGCCTCTACATCAAGAGCGATATCGGCCCGGCACACATGTTCGTTGAGCCAGCGCAACACCGGCAAGTGTTGGTGTCGCTCCACCCATACCGTCATGCGCGCTGTCTCACGTCGGTGTTCAGCGTGGGCTGGTATTCACGGATCAGTTCACGCTCGCGCTGATGTGCCGCGGCCTTGCCGCGCACGATGTCAACGATACCCAGCACCCAGCCTTCGGCCGCAGTGGCGCGCAGATGTTCGTACAGGCGCCACGATCGGTCTTCGGTGCGGCTGCGATACACATGCTTGTTCCAACGAGTCTTGACGCTTTTCAACGGCGTGGATTCGGTCTTGGCTGTGACACCGATGTAGAATTCGTCGCCGTGCTCCAAGATGTAAATCACGTGTGTGCGGTCTGTGCGTCGTTTTCTCACTGTCATGAACATAGTATAGCAGGTCTTGATTTATTGGTCAACCGCCGGGTCAGTGCGTGCCGACCGTAAGTTAGTCAGCGCTTACCTGTGTTTTTCTGTGACCATGCACGCTCCAGCGCAGCCAGGAATCGGTCAAAGTCGCCCAGCAGTTCTATGGTCATGGCCTGTCCGCTGTCCCACACTGTGACCCAAGCTCGGCGTGGTCTGTTGGCTACATCGATGCTGTAGGGCACAGGTATCAGGCGATCCATTCTCAGCATGTTGCGTGGCGTGATCCACACAGGATCTAATTCAAAGCTCCAGCGCGGTGCTGTGCTACGTTCCAGCCATTGATGTGCTGCCATGCTGAGTCTCATGCCACCACGGGCCCGCGGATTTTGCCACCAATGTTGTGGCTGGTCGCTGCGATCCGACACCATGTCCAGCAAGCGTTCCAGCGATTGGTCGCGTGTCACCTAGGCACTCAAGAGTTCATGCAGGCGTGCTAGATGCACTTCTCGCCAGGCCAAATCTTGGTTGTGCCGCACACGTGGTTCGATGTCGTGCCAGGGCAGAGATTGCGTGCAGATACGTTGCACTTGATGGGCCACTGCCTGTATGCGCAATCCGGGATCTGCGATGTCGTCGTAGCTTTCATCTATGATGCCATCAAAGGTCTGATAACCCAGATCTCTCAGGACCCGCAAGCTGCCTCGCCCGCCATTGATCACAAAAGGTACGCCCATGAGCATGCTGCGCCATGGCTTCTCGGTCAAAAACACTCCCTGGGCTAGATCGGCTGTGTATTCCTGTATCACGTCCCAACCGGCCTGTTCGTAAAATTTAGCGGCCGCAAACCAGCCTTTTTTGATGCCGGTGCTGGGATCTTGCACAGAAATATATCGCGGGTCACCACCGGGGTTGTTGTGTAACCAAGCCTGGAACTCGGGCAGGGCCGACAGCCGAGATCCGGGATCTCGGTCAACGTGGTTGTGATTCCATGTGATCACGCCTTGATCCGCGCAACCAAGCCATTCTAGATACTTGATCAAGAGATATCGGTGTGGTTTGTCAGCTCCGGTGAGGCTCAAAAATCTCTGTGGTTTGCTGTTGGGATCCACTAGGTCCGGTCGACCCTGGGGCAATTGTCGGAGCGCCGTTTGCTGTGACAAAGCCGCGAACCAAGGATAAAATATCCAGCGTACCACGGGATGTTGGGGTATATGATCTAGCTTGGTGCCCAAAACTACCTTGACACAGCCGGGTCTGCTGATGCCTAGTTTTTCCAGTCGTTGGTAAAACACACGGACCCAATGATCGAACTCCCAGTCATCAAAAGTTTCATGCACGAAAAACAATGTGAGATCCAAGAGTCCTTGATTGATTTGCTGTATGGTTCCTAGACTCATGCATACGATACCCTGGCAGTCTTGCATGGCATTGACATTGCCAGCGAATACGAGATAGTGGCCACGGCCGTGTACCGCGCCATGATATTGATCCACTCGGAAATATCTCGCGCTGCCTGGCCAAGACTTGATGTCTTCCACGAGTTTGTGAGCGTTCCAGGGCGAGCCCACTTTGCTGGGCCAGTACACCAAGAGGTCATCGGGGCTGGCCCAATTGCCTAGATTCTCTCGCCAATGGCAGTAAAATTTTATCATAGAGGTTGTGCGGTGCCTTGCTGCAACAGCACCACTGAAAAGTCAGTGGTGCGGAACTGTTGATTGAGTTTGCGAGCTAGATTGCGGGCATGGCCAGGATTGGCAAAACTGGTTTTTTTGTATTTGGGTCCTGGGTGCTGCGTGAGCTGGTTGCCAGTCTTGAGGTTTATGGGCTGTCCTTGGTAATACACTGCCCAGATACCGGTGCTGGCCAGCACCTGTTCGTAGCGATATGTCTTGCGATCTATGTGTTCTAACAACACGTTGGGTTTTGGTCTGGTCATCTTAATCTCCCAGTATTATTTACCTGGTGATCAAGTGTCCCGGAACGAACCTCCCTGGACTTCGATGTCTATGACCTGCTGGGTATTGAGTTGAGTCAAAGCGTGCTCCAGGCTCAACAACAGCTTGGTGATGTCACGATGTAGATCCCGGGCTTCTGTGAGCGTGAGATGTATGTCTTTTTGTCCGCGGCTTTCGGCGGCTCTCACCGAATCTATGAACTTGTTAATGTGCAGGCTCAACACCCACCTCCTCTCTGAGATACCGTATTAGCTCTTTGTCTGTGGGATTGACTGAGTAATTCTGCCGGAAGAATATCTCATAGCTGTCTGATCCATACTTGCCGATGCCGTAGAGATCACGGGCATCGCCGTGATCCCAGCTCATGAAATCTTCGGTCATCCTTTTCAATCTCGTGTATCGCACATTGACCATGCCCAAGGACCAGATGATGTCGCGTATCTCTGATTCCTGATTGAAATATGTGGTGGCACGATAAAAAGCATCTGGGGTACGCCAGCGATCCACGAACATGGGAAACACAGTTTTCACGGGCTTGCGTCCGGTCTGGTTCAGCATGATCACAGCCACCATGTGCTGCCATGCACCGTTGACAGTGGTGACACCATCCGGCAACTGCTGTTGCACCATGAGATCATCTCGCAGAGGTCGTATCACGCCTGGCTCTCCTCGGGGTTCCAGCGGCGCCACCATTCTTCCCAGGGAAACACTACCCAGCTGGGATCACGACTCTTGTCAATGTGTTCGGCTATGTAATCTACCTTGAGAACACTGTCACTGGCAGCATTGTTGTACAGCATGGCAAACCGCACATTGTGATTCCAGACTTGGCGCCAATCGCTATGCGGACAACTGCTTTGCCAATCTTGCTGTATCCAGTTCAGGGTGGCGCCGGAATCGTTGATGTCGTCCACGATGAGTATGCGCTGCTGTGCAGTTTCTGTGCTGCCCACAGCATCATCAGGCATCCAGAGATTGCTTTCGCAATCATCGGGCTCGCCGTCTCGGAGCCGGATCTGCAAGGTCTTCATGGGGCAGTCTAGATATTGGCTGATGAGATTGGCCGGTGTGAGTCCACCGCGCGTGATCCCCACCACGTAGTCAGGTCTCCAGTCATCCAACCACATCTGGCGCACCAGTTCCTGCACTTGCCGCTGCACATCACTCCAGCTCACATAGATTTTTTTCATGATTGCTTGCTCACATAGGGTCGGAGATTGGGCGGTTGCCAGCCCGTTGGTTTGAGGACTTTGCCGTCCTCGCGCTTGCGCACCCGGCCGGTGTCGCGGTCGATCTTGGCAAAGTTAGTGCGCATGACTTCTTTCCAGGCACCTTCAGCATCAGCGCCCATGCTGTGTATGGCACCAATGGTCACTACCAAGATATCGATCAAAGCATCCAGTTGTTCCACTTTGTCGTTGTTGTTGACAGCTGCCTGCAGTTCCTGGGTTTCTTCCTGGATCAGCCGGAGATAGAGGTCAAATTGATCCGGATCATCGTGATCCGTGATCTGGTCACAGGCCCGCATGAACTTTTCTTGATCCCTAAACGGATTGGTCATGCGCTGCCTCCTGGCTATGGAATGGTCCTTGATAGGGATAACGCTCCAGCAGTATGAGCTTGGGATTGCGCATGACTTGCCATGTGCGATGTTTTTTCACTAGATACCAGCCCGCGGCTTGCCATGATCTGCTTTTGGGTTGGCGCGTGAACAAAGGCACACGCATCTGCACGTTCCACACAGGATTATAGGCACGGCACCCAGTGTTGTATCCATGCACTTGGCAAGGATCAGGCTTTGGGGTCTGGCTGGCTGGTTCGAAGCTGATGTTGGCATTGTTACGCACCATGGGTATGGTTTTGTATTTGACTCGGTGGCTGTTCATGCTGACCACATAACCATCTCCGTCGGCTTCTACTGCGCCGACCTTGCGGTCACCCTGCTTGAGTATCCAATACTGTTTGTCGATCACTGGTTTTGCTAGTATCATCTAGGACTCCTTGATATGTCTGATTGAGCCAGCGTCCCACCTGTTCGGCATTGTCGCTGAGCTTGGTGAGTTCATAACGCGAACAAAACTTTAGGAAGTGGCTGCCTACCTGTCCCACATCTCGGTGGCTGACCTGTTCGCGTATGGCGTCGTCCACTGCTGTCTTGATGTCTGCGGGCTGTGCTGTGAGATCAATGAGCTGGCGGTTGCGCTCGTAATCATCCAGCACGCGATGTTCCTGTCCTTCGTGATCGGTCCAGCGCTGCAGCATGAGATTGTTCCATGCGTATCCACGCACCGCACGATCAGCATAGGCCTCTTGCAGTCCTACTTTGTTGCGGGTGCCTTTGGTGCGCACACCGGGATAGGCACTGAACACATTGTCACTGGGATCACCGCGCATGCACTTTTCAAACAACAACCACTGTGGATCCGGCACTGATTTGGGTGCTTTGGTTTTCTTGTCGATCACTGGATTGCCGCGCGCATCTTGTATGCCTTGCAACGTGATGAGCTCGTCTGTGATGCCATTGAACTGCTGCACATTGGGTGCTACCAGCTGCACGAAGTCAGTGTCTGAACTCACTACCACATGGTTGTCCTGGGGATGCAGCGCGATCCAGCGTGCGATGATGTCATCGGCTTCGGCAGTGGCGTGGCGTATCACCGAGCAATTGGTGCGCTCGCGCAGATATTCTGTCAGCGCATCGTAGGTCTCCCAAAACAACTGATCTTCTTCGGCTTCGGCCTCGGTGAGAGCCGCGCGTGCATCTGTGCGATTGCGTTTGTAGGGTGGATAGAAATCCTTGCGCCACGATCGTCCCTCCAGTGCAAACACCACATGATCAGGCTGGAATCGACGTGCTACTTTGTTGGCGGCCATGAGCGTGACATGCAGAGCGAAACCCAGCTTGGTCCAAGTGTCTGACGCACGGTGGGCTCCGTGCCGGGCGCGGAAGAACATATTGGCTGTGTCAATCAAGAGATATTGCATCGCGATCCACCATGTTGTTGTCCAGTAAATATTGTAACATATATCCCGCCCAAAAGCGATGGCCTTCTGGCCCAAAATGCCAGCTGTTTTGCCGTACTGGCCCATGCCCTGCGGCCTTGATCATTTGGTCAAAAGTGGCTGCTGGATCATATGGGCCTATGTAATTCGGACCCCACCGATGCCGATTGGACACTCGGCTAAAGGTATTGTTGCCATTGAAAAACACATGTCGTACCCCCTGAGATATGAGCTCTTGATGGAAATCCCAGATGGTATCGTGCCAGAATTCAGTGACTCTCTGCCAGTCCACTGATGCCACAAACTGTTTGTAACGCAATCGGAATTTTTTGGGCACTGAATCTGTGCCTGAAGCAGTGATCTGGAACCATTGGTCGCGATACTGCCATTCTTCGCGTTCCCAGGTGCTCCACTGTATCAACACCAATCGATCAGATTCATGCTGGGTGCGCTGTAACCAATCTCGGGTAGTGCGCAGGATGCGATAGTTGCTGCTGCCACTCTGGGCATCTATCTTGGCATCAACGGCCAGTCGTGTGGCCAATCTCACACCCCAGCTCACGGCTAGATTGTAGGGATGCGGTGCCTGCCCTAGATGGTACAACAAGGTATCGTCCTGGGCCCAGGCATGCGGCAGTATGGCTTCAGCAGCAGCGGTGTGACTGTCTCCGTTGATGTACAGCAGCATCAACTGATCTCGGTACGATTGTCGCCGATGTCACGGCGCTGTACATAGATACCGCTGTTGCGCATGGCCTGTTCCTGTTCCCAGGTCTCCATGGCCACGTTGCGACACACGTTCTGGAACCAGCGATCCACTATCTCAGCATCGGTGTCAGTGGGTTTGATCATGTAACCGGCCTTGACCAGTCTGGCCACGAAGATGGCGTTCCAGTCCAGTTCAAACGCACCTTGACCGAGATTGTTGGGGTCAACATCCATGCTGACGATGGTGACCCAGGGTTCACCGGCTTCGGTGGCCAGCTGCTTGGCGGTCTTGGCCGGTGCCTCGGGTTTTTTGGATTTTTCGGATTTTTCTCGAGGTTCTGCGGGTTTTGCAGGTTTCTTTTTGAATCTATCAAACCATGTCATGGTAAATCTCCATCAAGGGAATATAGACTTCAATATGATCAGGGTCATGTTGAGGGTGAAGTTAATCATTCCGATGCCTATGGCTATGAACACCACAAAGCGGATCGTACGCAAATCTCTGCGCAGGCTCAGATCGTCCAGGGTTTTCTGCAATATGGTTTTTTCGTGCAAGTTGGCCAACCTGGGTATTTTTTTCCGGGTATAGGCCAGATGCAAGTTGGCCACAGTGTATTCGGCCAGCATTTCTACTTTGTGATTCAAGGGGAGATATTCTACCACCCAAGGATGATCTGTGGGCAATACATGTCCCAAGCTGGCATCGATCAGGATGGGTTGTTCGGTCTTGGTGATCAATACCACGTGCGTGTCGATCTGCCCAGCGAAACTCTGATTGTCATAGCCAACAAAAAGATATTCCGCTTCTAACCCAGTATTGCGTGTGATGACCAGCTGTACTTCTGTAATCTGTGTCTCTATGCCCTGATCCTGCAGCACGCTCTGCAGCATTTCTGCTGTGCTGATGCAGTTACCCGGAAAATTCACTGACACACCAGATGCATGAATTTTGGTTAGAGTTTCCTGGATTTTCAAAAACTGTGGTGACAGCAAAAGTTTGTCACGACTGTCGATGTTGCTGGAATTGTATCTACGAAACATTGTCATGTCCCCCAGGCATTGCGCCAGATGTCTACTTGCAGTCTGGGACTGTAACGCCAGCCCCGGTGCATGGCCAAGGTGGCCACTTGCTGTGTGTTGAGATTGTAGACCTCGGGCACACCGCCCACAGGCATGAGATACACCGGGCCACCAAAGCCGGCTTCACGGAACTCTGTGACAGCGCGATCAGCGTCCAAGACATCTTGTTCAGTGGCCACAACGAATTTGAGATAGGTGTAGCCCAGCATCTCGTAGCTCTTGACGATGGTGGGATTTATGGCCGATTCCCAGGCCTCGCCCGAACACGGCAGCTTGGGACTCACAGAAAAGGTGAGCCGGTCTTGATCGCGACCCGATCGGGTGAATTCTTCAAACAGATATTGTTCGACTTCGGGGTAGAGTCGTTGCGTGCCGTTGGTCTCAAAGGTGAGATCTCGCAGGCCACGTTCGCGGCAACGATCCAACAGCGTGGGATATAATTTTTGATAGGCCAAGAGAGGTTCACCACCTGTGATCACCAAGTGTATGTCATCATCCCAGCCTTGATCCCACTGGTTGCGGGGTATCAGGGCATGCATGCGATCCGCGATGGTGTCAACATCTTCCTGATGATTGAATCGCTTGAACTCAGGGTATATCGAAGCATAGGTGTCACAGCCCGAACGCACCAGGGGCAGGTCTTCAAACCGCTGGTATTGATCTGGCGTGCGTTGGATCTGTCGTATGATCTCCACTACCTCGGGGTTGTGACCATCAATGACTTCGTTTCGGGGTCTGCCAAATTTACGGCAGCGGAAGTTACAGCCAAACGTGCGGAAGAAAACACTGGGCACACCGGCCCAGCGTCCTTCGCCCTGCAGGCTGTAGAATATTTCAGTG